CGACTGGGACCTGCCGTTACTCAAAGACCTGCTGCAGGAGCTGGACACCGGGGAATTTGACCTGACCGTTACAGGCTTTAATGAAGACGAGATCGAAGGACTGATGACACAGTTCCATGTGCCGGAGGAAGGACTGACCGATGACGACGAGATACCGGAGAATGTGGAATCTGTCTGCAAACCGGGCGATCTCTGGCAGCTGGGTGCGCACAGGTTATTGTGCGGTGATTCAACCTCCATGAGTGATATAGAGCGGTTGACCGCAGGCGAGAAGGTCGACCTGGTCTTTACCGATCCGCCCTATAACGTGAACTGGGAATACCGCGGCAAGATGCACGGGGAGAGGTTTAACGGCATTCTCAATGACAACCTCAGCCCGGTTGAGTGGACCGAGTTCTGCAGCAAGTTCATCGCCAATATATCGGCTGTCTTGAAGGAAGGGCACGCCTATTACATGTGCTCTGGATGGAACTCATTTGGAGAATTTGAGAGAAACCTGAAGCAAAACAAATGCGAGTTCAGGCAGCTGATCGTATGGGCCAAGAACCAGTTTGTGCTGGGCAAGTTCAACACCGACTACAACCGCCAGCATGAGCAGATACTCTACGGCTGGAAGGAAGGTAAGGCGCACCGCTGGTTCGGCGGCCATTCAGAGACCGACCTCTGGCAGGTCGACAAGGTGCACAACACCAAGATGGTACACAGCACCGAGAAGCCGGTGGGACTGGCAGAACGGGCCATTAAGAACAGCAGCCAGCTGAATGATCTTGTCCTGGACTTATTTACCGGCTCGGGGTCGACGCTCATAGCCTGTGAGAAGATGGGGCGCAGGTTCTGCGGCATGGAACTCGATCCCAACTATTGCGATGTGATTATCAATCGCTGGCAGAATTTCACCGGTAAGAAGGCTTCAAAGATCGAGCTTTAAGCTAACTCGTACCCTTGTTTCATCAAGCGAGTGGCGTGAGCAGGCGTTACAACCCAGAACTTCTCATCGTCACCCAGGATGATCATCATTATCTTGATGCAGCGTTCAGTGAAGCTAAGAGCATTTGCCAGTTCACTAAATTTATATATCGTTTCAATCCGTTTCATTGCCGTCTCCTATACTCATAGAATAGCGTACAAAGCAGTGAAAGCCAAGTGGTTAAGCCATAATTTTCAAGATATTTTTGGATGCTCTTATCACCCCAAAATACCCAGCCGGCGGTCTAACGAAAAGCAGAGCAGGCTTCCCAGAGTGGGAGCCTGCTCTGTTCGGTTGTAGAGTTAGCTGACAGGATGACCGGGGCAGCCATCGGGCACCTGGGCCGAAGGCAGCAGGAAACTCTTGCGGCAGGCATAGCAGTGCCAGCGGACCTGACCCTGCGGCACACCTTTCTGATTGGGATTCCTGCGGCAGACGCTCTTTTTGTCCGTCTGCACCTCCTCAGTTGCTTCGCTGTTACTTTCCGTGGCCTCGGTCTGCACCGGCTGTGAAACCTCTTCGGTCTTGGGCGTCGACTCACTCCAGAACACCCAGCCGTTGCAGGGGTGTCCTGTCACCGAGCTACCGGCGGCGGAGATGCTCTTGTAATCCTCTCCCATGACGCGGTAGGCCAGTTTGCCGTCGTTCTCGACCACTTCGCAGGTGTACTCGACCTTGTGGTACCTGCCGGTCAGCACCATGCCGGGTTTGATCTCGCGATTGCTAATTGCCATTTGATACCTCCTACTCTTAAGTTACTCACATTAATCACTCTGGGCGCTGAGGAAGTCAATAGCTTTGCTCAGCAAATTGGAAGGATATTTTGAAAGGACGCAAGCCTCGCCCCACCAAGATCAAGATACTTGAGGGCGAGAAGAATAAAAACAGAATAAACAGGCGCGAGCCGAGGCCGCATCCCGGCCGTCCCACCTGCCCGGACCATCTCAGCCAGGCCGCTAAAACCGAGTGGAAGCGCATCGTGCCCCAGCTTGAGGAGATGGGACTGCTGACCAAGATCGACCGCACCGAGCTGGCCTTCTACTGTCAGGCCTATGCCAGGTGGAAGAAGGCCGAGGCTGTACTTAACGAGAAAGGCGAGCTTTATAAGACTCAGAGCGGCAATGTGATCATATCACCCATGCTGTGGGTGGCCAACAGGGCCATGGAGCAGTGCCATAAGTTCCTGGTTGAGTTCGGCATGACACCGGCCAGCCGCGGGCGCATCAGCGTGGCCAGGCCGGGTGAGGACGACGGCTGGAACAAACTGCTCGATTTCTGCAAAGAGACGTCAAGCTCAAAATGAAAGGGAACGTCAGCTATTGTGCATCACGGCCAGGGAAGAGCTTTGGGGCTTAGGCGCAGTTCCTTCATGCCGGCCTCTTTAAGCGCCGTCAGGCTTGTCTTAAGCTGCTTCTGCTGCGCTGCTGTGAGACTCGATAGGACATGCTGGGTGCCTTCCTTCTTCATGGCCTGTTGGAGGGCCTTTTCACCCCTGGCAGTCAGGGTGATGCGGATGTAGTTCCTGTGCTGCATATTCTTGGTGCGCTTGATCAGTCCCTGCTTCTCCATGCGCATTAGAATTCCTGATATGGAATGAGGCTCGCGCAGGAGCATGCGCGATATACGCGCTGGTGTCACATCCTTGCCCATGGCATCCACAAAGAAGAGGATCGCTGCTGCAGTGGCTGACAGGTTCTGAGGGAGGAGTTCCCTCTCCCGCACCTTCACGAGTATGTCTGCGACCTGTATGATCTGAGTGACAAGCGTATAGTCTTTGTCCGCTTTAATTTGCTGTGCCATTATACTCAACCTCCGTTGATATTCTGCTTATGTGACTATACGTGTAAGTATACACTAAATCCCCGCTTTCTATCAATGAAATTTAACAAGCGTTATGAAACGAAACTTCAGTGAGACGAAAGCAAGGCGTGCCGTCGAATTCATCCAGAAGCTGAGGCACACCAAGGGACAGTGGGCCGGGCAGAACTTCATCCTGCAGGACTGGCAGCGCGAGAAGATCATCCGCCCGCTGTTCGGCACCGTGAATTCTGACGGCACACGCCAATATAGGACCTGTTACGTGGAACTGCCGCGCAAGAACGGCAAGACCACCATCGCCTCAGCCATTGCGCTCTACCTGCTCTATGCTGACAGCGAGGCGGGCTGCGAAATCTACAGCGCCGCAAACGACCGGCCGCAGGCCGCACTGGTTTTCAACGAGGCGGCAGCCATGGTGCGGCAGGAGCCCAACCTGTTTAACATCTCCAAGATTGTCGACAGCCAGAAGCGCATCGTCTATCGCAGGTACAACTCCTTCTACTGCGCCATCTCGGCCGAGGCCTTCACCAAGTGGGGCATCAACGCCCACGGCATTATTTACGACGAACTGCATGCAGCGCCCGACCGCGATCTGTGGGATACCTTAACCACTTCGACCGGATCACGGCGCCAGCCTTTAACGCTGGTGATCACCACGGCGGGATATGACCGCAACTCGATCTGCTGGGAGCAGCACGATTACGCCCTGAAGGTGCAGAACGGCATCATCGAAGATCCCACCTTTCTTCCTGTAATATTTTCCGCCGCTGAGGATGCGGACTGGAAGGACGAGAGAGTCTGGGCGTCATGCAATCCGGCGCTGGGCACCTTCCGCAGCATTGATGAGATGCGCACCCTCTGCAACAAGGCGCAGGAGACGCCGGCCCTGGAGATGGCCTTCAGGCGGTTGTACCTAAATCAGTGGGTGAACTCCGTGGAAAGGTGGCTGCCCATGGACGCCTGGGACGCCTGCAGCGAAGACGTCGATGTTGAGAAACTCAACGGCCGCACCTGTTACGCCGGGCTGGACCTGTCAGCCACCACCGACCTGACCGCCCTGGCGCTGGTCTTTATCGATGACCACGGCGTCCTTGATGTGTTGATGCACTTCTGGATACCAGGCGATACCGCTGTGGACAAAGAGAAGCGGGACCGCGTGCCTTATCGTTCCTGGGCCAAGGAAGGCCTGATAAACCTCACGCCAGGCAACGTCATCGATTACCAGTACATCCGCCACACCCTGCATGAGCTGAGAGAGAGATATGACATCGCTGAGGTCGCCTTCGACCGCTGGGGAGCAACAAAGCTGTGTCAGGACTTAACCGACGACGGCTTTCTGATGGTCCCGTTTGGCCAGGGCTTTGCTTCCATGAGCCCTCCGACCAAGGAGCTGATGAATTTAGTATTGAGCAAGAAGATCAGGCACGGCGGGCATCCCGTGCTGAGGTGGAACTGCGACAACCTTGTTGTCCGCATGGATCCGGCCGGCAACCTCAAGCCCGACAAGGAGAAATCGACCCAGAAGATAGACGGCATGGTGGCCCTGATCATGGCCATCGACCGGGCCAGCCGGCACAGCAATCTTATTGAGACATCGATGTATGAAACGCAGGGACTCACAGTTATATGAAGATACCGTTCTTAAAGAAGCTGATGGGCAAAGCGCCGGGCAATTCACTTAACAGGGTAGATGATCCCTTAAATCTGTTCTGGCGCAGAAGCAACACCGGCGTCAGCGTTACCGAGACAACCGCACTATCGGTCGTTACGGTCTACGCCTGCGTCCGCATCTTGTCAGAGACATTGGCCTCTCTGCCTTTGTTACTCTACAAGCGCCTGGGACGCGGCAAGCAGAGGGCAGTCGAGCATCCTCTTTATCAGATACTGCATGACGTGCCCAACCCCGAGATGAACAGCTTTACCTTCCGCGAGACCTTGATGGCACATCTGGTAACCTGGGGCAACGCCTATGCCGAGATTGAATGGGACAACTACACAAAAGTTAAGGCGCTCTGGCCATTACGGCCGGACAGGATGCAGGTTTGGAGAGAGAACGGCGAGATAGTCTACAAGTACCTTCTTCCCAACTCTGCTGGCATAGCTGTGCTGCCTTCTTACCGCATCTGGCATATCCCGGGTCTTGGCTTCGATGGACTGGTTGGTTACTCGCCGATCACGCTGGCCAGGGAGGCGATAGGCTTATCACTGGCCACAGAGGAGTTCGGAGCAAGATTCTTCAGCAACGGCGCCGCTCCCGGTGGAGTCTTGGAACATCCCGCCAAGCTATCCAAGGAAGCGCAGGAGAACCTGCGAAAGTCCTGGAACGAGATGCACTCCGGCCTTTCCAATCAGCACCGCGTAGCCATCCTGGAAGAAGGTATGAAGTGGAGCAAGGTTGGTATGCCGCTTAACGATGCGCAGTTTCTGGAGACCAGGAAATTTCAGCGCAACGAGATTGCATCGTTCTTTCACATACCGCCGCACATGATCGGCGACCTGGAGAGAGCCACCTTCAGCAATATCGAGGAGCAGGCCCTGGAGTTCGTGGTCTACACCATGCGGCCCTGGCTGGTGCGCTGGGAGCAGTCGATCAACCAGAAGCTGCTTAACCCTGATGAGAGGGCAGAGTATTTTGCTGAATTCCTTGTTGATGGATTGCTTAGGGGCAATATCCAGGCACGCTATCAGGCCTATGCTACTGGTCGCCAGTGGGGCTGGTTATCGGCAAATGATATCAGGGAGCTGGAGAACCAGAACCCGCTGCCCGGAGAGGAAGGCGATATTTATTTGAATCCCATGAACATGGTGCCAGCCTTGCAGCTGTTGCAGGCGGCTCAGCAAGAACCGCCAACTGGCAAGGGAACTTAGCGTGTCCGCAGAAGTGTTGCAAGTGTTGCAAAACCGGAAATCTGCAACAGATGCAACACTTAAAACCGCACGGCCCAACGGATCGCTGTAAGGTGTTCAAGTAAAAAGCACCGTGTCCAATAAAGTGTCGCAAGTGTCGCAAAAACCGGACTCTGTGACAGATGCGACAGATGTGACAGATTAAACCGCACGCAATTAAAGGGCGCTCATATTGAGCGTCTTTTTTATTGGAGGCCACATGGAACACAAATCGATAAAAATCCAGTTCAAAGAAGCTCAGGAAGGAGCCTTCACCGCCCAGATCGCCACGCTCAACGTGATCGACAGCGACGGCGACCTCACCAAATCCGGGGCCTTCCCTGCTGGCAAGGAACTTCTAATCTCCGCTTACCAGCATGGCTCATGGCAGGGTGCCCTACCAGTGGGCAAGGCTGTGATCAGGGAGATCGGTGATGCTGTAATAGCTGAAGGCCAGTTCAATCTGAACTCGGTCTCCGGCCGCGAGCACTATGAGGCAGTAAAGTTCACGGGCAGCCTGCAGGAGTGGAGTTACGGCTTCTGGCCGGTCAAGTGGAACATGGAAGAAGTCGACGGCAAACAGGTGAGGATCCTGGAGTCCGTCGACCCTGTTGAGATATCGCCTGTGCTCAAGGGCGCCGGCGTAGGAACGGCGACCCTGGCCATCAAAGAAGACGACGGTGCTACCTTCGCTCAGCATTTCGAGACGGCGCTTGCTGCTGTCGCCGGAGTAGTTGAGCGCTCCAGATCGCTTGCCGATCTGAGGCGCAAGGAAGGCCGCACCTTATCACAGGCTAACCGCAACCGCATCAAAGACCTGCAGTCTCAGCTAAATACCCTGTCTGCCGAATTGCAGACGCTACTGGACGAGACTGACACGGCCAGCAAATCCGTGGTCGGCAGCCTGTACCTGGCATTTTCCAGGACGTTACGCAATCTGAATTAAACGGAGGTCAACAATTGAACCTTAAAGAACTTAACGAGGCTATTGTAGCCAAATCCAAAGCCCTCCACGATATCTTCGAGGAGGCCGGTCCGGACATGGATATGTCCAAGGTTAAATCCCTGAGCGGCGACACGGCCGCCAAGGTCGAGGCCATCAAGGCCATGAACGCCGAGCTTGACGACCTGGGCAAGAAACGCGACCAGGCCAACCAGCTGATCGAGAGCCGTAAACGCGCCGACGAGCTGGCCAACGCGCAGCCGGTACCCAAGGCCGACCCTTCACCTGCCGCCCGCAAATCCCTGGGCGAATTGGTGATGGAGAGCGCGGCTCTTAAAAGCAAGGGGCAGACGTCCAGCCTGGACGTAGACCTCAAGACCCTTTTTGAGCGCACGGCCGGCTTCGCGCCTGAGAGCGTGCGCATTCCTCGGGTAGAGCCCTATCCGGTACGACCGCTGATGGTGGCCGACCTGCTGCCCGTACTTCCCACCTCTCAGGCGGCCATCAAGTACATGGAGGAAACCACCTTCACCAACAACGCCGCTGAGACCGCCGAGGGCGGAACTTACGGCGAGGCCGCGCTGGCTTTCACCGAGCGCAGCGTGCCGGTCGAGAAGATCGCCGTCTGGCTGCCCGTCACCGATGAGCAGCTGGAGGACGTGCCCAGCATGGCCGCCTACATCAACAATCGACTGGCCTATATGCTGGAAGCCAGGCTCGATTCCCAGATACTCAATGGCAACGGCACGCCGCCCAATTTAATGGGCACACTGAACGTCAGTGGCATCCAGACCCAGGCCAAGGGTGCCGACCCGACGCCGGACGCCTTCTATAAGGCCTTCACCCTGCTTCGCACAGTTGGTTTCGCCGAGCCCGACGTCGTTTTCATGAACCCGGCCGACTGGCAGGACATCCGCCTGCTGAGGACTTCCGACGGCATCTACATCTTCGGCAGCCCGTTGGATCCGGGCATCGAGAGGATGTGGGGCATACGTGTCGTGTTGTCGATGGCCGTGGTGGCCAACACCGGCATCGTGGGCGCCTATGGCCAGTACTCCGCGCTCTATATGAGGCGGGGGCTGGACATCAAGGTCACCGATTCCCACGACACCTTCTTCATCGCCGGCAAGCAGGCCATCCGCGCTGACATGCGCTGCGCCGTGGTGCATTTCCGGCCCAAGGCCTTCTGCACCGTCACCGGAATCTAAGGTCGATAAACTGGGCGGGCCAGCTGCCCGCCCTCAAATAAGCAAACGAGGTAAACCATATGAGCCCTGTTATTGAAGGTTCCATCGCACGAGGCCAGATATCCGCACTTCCCGGCGTAACCTACTATGTCGACAGCGTCAACGGCGCCGACACCGGCAAGAGCGGCACCTCCTGGTCAGGCGCCTATAAAACCATCGCCACTGCTGTGGCTGCAGCCGTTGCCGGCGACGTCATCATGATCAAGGGCAGCTTCACCGAGGCAGTCACCGTCGCTGTGGCCAAGACCGGCCTCTCCATCATCGGAGCGGGTACCGGCCCCAACCGTGCCGTCTGGACAGCCGCAGCTGATGCGGTGTGTTTGACCATCAACGCCACCGACGTGCTGGTCAAGAACATCAAGTTCCGCCCTCCGGCCTATTCAGCCGATCGCGGCACCTGCGCCATCCTGCTGGGCGGAGCAGGCTATGCCCGCATTCAGGGATGCCGTTTCCAGGGCAAGACCGGCTCCCAGGCAGCCATCTACTCGCCCGTCTGTGACTCCGACAACGTGGAGATCTCCGACTGCGAGTTCATCTACATGAACACCGCCACCTACGGCGCCGCCATCAAGGGCGTCGAGGCGGGAGGCCTGTCTTATTCAGCATGGAGGATCCTCAGGAACGTTTTCAATTCCTGTGTGACCGCCATCGACATCAACGGACGCGTCTGCCAGGTCAAGGACAATATCATCCTGGAGTACGGCATCAACGCCTCCAGCGCCGTGGCGGCCGTGCTGGCCCTGGGCATTGACCTGTCCGGCACCAGCTCGGGTGCTAACACAGTCTGCGGCAACCAGCTGGGCGGCACCTATGATGCCACGCTCTACAAGGCCGGCGCCTCCGGCGACCAGTGGGCCGGCAACTACAACGTGTTGAGCGGCGGCGTCACGGCTGCCAATCCCGCATAGGAGGTAATAGATGCCTAAGAAGAAAGAAAGCATCGGCGAGGTTGCCGTGACCGGCAAGCCCTGTCCCGACTGCAAGATGGACGACAACGTGGTTGAGAGAGGTGAATTCCTCTACTGCCACGAATGCAGCGTCCTTTTCAGCAAATAGTCATAAGGGGCCGGGTCTGACTCCTTGGCCCGGCCCCAGGGGAAAACATGAGTAAAGATAAAGACCAAGAGCGAGCCCAAATCCGCGAGAGGGTGCGGCGTTACAGGGAGAAGCACAAATCCCAGATCGTAACGCCCGTTACAGCTTCAAAAGTAACGCCCGTAACGCCGGTTAAGGCTGTCTGCAAGTGCAAATACTACCGTTACAGCGACGGCCAGCTGGTCTGCTCCCAGTGCGGCCGTCCGGCGCCGGTAAAGCCGGCCGAGGACAAGCTCAGGCGGGGGATAAACATCAAATGATCATCAAATATAAAAATATCATCATCGACGGCAGGGACAGGTCCGGCCAGATTGAGGAAGTTCCCGATAACGTGGCCTTGCGCCTGATCAAGCAGGGATATGCTGAACCATTGGAAGTTCCGGCACCGGATCCCGTCGACGACAAACCCAAGAAGAGGAACAGGCCGTGGGCTTGAGGCTGACGTCACCGCCGGCCATCGAGCCGGTCAGCCTTGAAGAGATCAAGCTGCACCTGCGCCTGGACAGCGGTATAACCGAGGACGCCCTGCTCTCATCACTTATTACGGCGGCCCGGCAGTATTGCGAGGGCTTCCAGCGAAGGGCCTATATCACGCAGACCTGGCAGATGTGGCTGGACAGGTTCCCGGCCATAGATAATATCTACCTCCCCTGGCCGCCGCTGCAGTCCGTGTCCTCGATCAAGTATTACGATACGGAGGGCGTCGAGAGCACGC